AGCTGCCGATGCCGCCGTTGCGCCTGCCTGCATGGCAAGCTGGGCATTAGCCTGCTGCTGTTTTGCCATTCTTACCTGATTTACATCTTTCTCGGACCTTATGATTTCAGCAGGCACATCAAGCATCCCCGCCGCTTCATTTACGGCTCGGTCAAGATCCAGCTTATCTACTACGCTTGGATCTATACCAGCCCAAAGACCGACAAGGCCAGTTAAACGCTCCATAGCACTTATAGCCGCCGCCTTCTGAGCTTTTGCCAGAGTAGATATATATTCAACTTTAACATCTTGTTCCATCAGGTCGTGTGGCGGTTCTGGTAATACATTCGCCGCTTCGGCCAAGCTAAACACTCTATCTATTAACGGGTTGAGAAATTCTTCGTTAAGGCCTTCAAGAACAGGCCCCAACATAAGCAACCGCTCTTTATCTATTTGAAAGGCAACTTCAGCCTTCATATCCTGCGGCCTGTCATTAGCCAGTATACTCAGGAACAGATCCACAAAATAACTCCTGTTGATCCGCCTCTCTACTTCCTTGTTATCTTCTATAATTTCAGCAAGGGGTACGCGTACCTCATACATCGGCTTTACGCCTTGGCTCTGATTAAAGGTGCTGAAGAACGTAACCCCGCCAGGAACATTCATAATCCTCTGGTTCTTTAGATCTGCTGGCGCTTGTAACGGAGGGTTCATGTTCCTGTCAAGACCCTTTGCCTTTTTAAATGCTCCCGTCTGTAACTGCTTTGCGTCACCGAGGGCCAAGATCCCAGGCTGATCGGTGCCATACGGATCCGAACCGTTTACGGACCATCTGGGAACAACATACGGAAAAGTATCAAATCCCGATATTTTCAAGAATGCAGGGTCATTTGTACAAGATTCCTCCTCATAATAAACGCTTCTATACGCCTTATTCTTTGCGTCTATCATATTCGGAACGCGCTCATCATTTGGCTCAACCGCATGAATCACCTTGATCAGATCATCTGGATTGTCCTTCCTGGCCATATCCCTTACACGCTGGGATACATTCCTTTCGCCAAACTCTTCCAACAGCTCGGCGGCAGTTTTCCAGATCCTCCTGTACAATACATCTATTACTTTTCTCTTATTGGAAGCAATCCAGTATTCACCGACCGTATAAGTATCAAACCTTGCCACATCTTCAAAATCGGCCTTTATCGACATGGGGGCGGTACCGAACGTTCCAAGCTCAAGGTACAATACCGCCGCCTGTGAATAAAAATTAGATTGATTAAATATCTGATATAGCCTCTGCTCAACGCCGTTCAGGTAAATCCTTACGTCAGCACGCTCCATTAACGATTTATTGTTCATGGAAAGCCTGAACCACGGCCTGGAAGGGCTTGTTATACCAGCATTCATTCCAGCGGCCAGAGTCCTGGCGGAGAGGGCGGGATTACCGTTATAAATCTTTGCGTCCATCCTCTGCCCTTCCTTGCCTCTATCTTCGTCGAAATTACCGCGGTTAGGAACCTGATAATCTCTTATATCTTTCAATGCCCCTTCATGCGGCCTTCGCTTATTCTTTAGGCCTGCGAGCCTTATATCAAATTTTTTTCTCTCTTCGTATGCCATATTTATAGCAATAAAAAAAGCAAGGTGTCAGAGAGTCGGCTCCGACTAGCCTTGCTTTCTTATTGCAAAACAAACCGATAGGGGGTTTATCTACCAGCTTATTTGGTTTTAACGCTTTTTTTAAAGTTCAGTCAATCCACATCATATCAAGCCCCCAAAAGTGTTTTCTTTTGACCGCTTGTTGTTGCCAACAGCCCACCTGGGCCAGTAACTAAAGTGCCGCCCCTTGTAGATGCAAATTCCTTCGCTTTATTCCTCAATTCATCACTCTCAGCCTTCTTGGCACTTGCAGTTGCCGACTTCGGCTGTGACGGAGTTGGAGGAGGCGGCGGAGGAGGAGGAGGCGGAGGAATACTTGGAGCACCACCACCACACATATTGTATTCTCCTCAATAAAAAGATATAAATATTGTAAAAATTACCCTAATACATAATAACTAGATTTTCATTTGTCAAGTTATTTTTTCCCACTATTCACGGTTTCCGTGTCATATATATCCCACGTATCGACTATCTTCCCCATACCATCGTTCTTTATTCCCACCCGCGGGGCAACATCATAAGCAAAGGTGAATGCCAGCGCGGAGGCAAAATCGGGAGACGGCAGATTTCTCTCTTTCATCGAATCCACACTCTCCAGCACCTTCTTATTGGTTGTAGGGGTATATGCATAAGTCGGGGAGGAAAGGTCTTCCTTTAGTTGTTCGTGGTCTGGTATGATTCCTCCTGCCGTCAACCACTCATTAACCTTATCCCACATCTCGACTCGTTTATTTAAATATAAATCTTTTCTATCCGCGGAAGCACCAGAATCCACTTCAAGAACGTTCCAGCCTAACTGTCTCAGGCGATCTATCACTCCTTGCCCTCCCCCGACATCAATAAAACAGGCATCCGCGCCCCATCTTTCCATCTCGCCCGCGACTATCCCAGCAACCGTCATATTATCTTTCTTGTTTATTTCTATCGGTTCGTGTGCAAACAACCCCTGTCTTTTCTGTATAACGGTCGCATCGTCACCGTAACGTGCGACATCCACCCCCATAATCTTTGCGGACCCCTCAACATCTTTCATTTCTATAAGACGGCCCGCTGCAGTCTCAACGGCGGCGTACCCTATAAGCTGGTCAGAACCCGTACGGGGAAATTGCCCTTTAACCTCGACACGGGCAACGTCGCTGTCCTCTCCGTGCTTTTTGATAAGTTTCTGGTAAACGGCCTTATCCGTTCCCTCAACGTCTCTGGCATCTATATTCCTTGTACGCCAGAACTCTTTATTTTTATGAAAGCATTGAAAAAATTCTCCCTGCGGTCTGCGGGGATTAGAGAACGTTATCCAAAATCTCATATATATCGGCTCCGTAAAGAACCCCTCCGATACATCCCAAATCGATTTAGGTATACCAGATCCTTCATCCATTATCAGGATTATGCCGTTTTCGTTATGAGCACCCGCAAATGCGTCTGGTGTCTCTTCGGACCACAACTGAGCCTGGGCGTAGTAATATGCGGTATCGATTCCAGATTTTGCGATACTCAGCCACGAGACGGGTCTGAGTGCGGTTGCCGTACGCTTGAACCAATGACTGTTTATGCCCAGCGTAATCCATTTGCCAAGCTCTGGCCATGTACGGGAAAGGAGTTGTTGTTCTGTATTTGCGGTAAGAATCACGGTTGAGCCTATCTGGGTTGACTGTGCCCAATGGGTAATCCAAGATACAAATGCGGATTTACCCACTCCCCTGCCCGATGCGATCGCAAGGTTGTAAGGTAGGGGGGCTTCTCCCCTGTTTATCCTCTGCTGGTTCTCCAGATTATGCTGACCGATCTTCTGAAGCTCTTCTCTCTGCCACTTACGGGGGCCTGTTTTGTTGTGCAGGGGTGTGCCCGTCACTCCCCACGGATAGACAAACATTACAAACTTCTCTGGATAGATCATAATATCGGGGGAGAGTATTCGATCGACAAGTTGTAATTCCTGTTCGGAACTATATTTCATCCCTTCTGTCATTTATGCGTACGCCCTCGTAATATTTTCCAAATCCTCTAGTTCGTAGCCTTCATCCTCCAGCCCGCAGTCTTCATGTATTTCGTGCCAGTTCTTGTTCGGTATCAGCATTTGAACGGGAGAATTAGCGCAGAAATAAGTGCGCTGCGCCTTTGCATATTCCCCTGTCCACATCTGCTCATGATAAGGACATTCACGACAATTATCAACTATAATAATTTTCCTCACGGTAATTTTTTCCCTTCTTCGATCAGTCTTCTGGAATAATACATTCTCGCATCATCCACTTCTCCGAGCAGAAGCGAGACGGAATGGGAATGCCGCGGTTCGGTCGCAGCGCTGCACAACCTGAACCTGGGGCCGTTAATAAGAGTACCGCTCTCTGGCATTTCCTTTACGATTGCATAGCCCAAACATAATAAAGCATCAAGCGCATCCATAGAATCAATCCTCTTCATCTTTAAGATTAAGACGCTTCCACGCCCTTCTATCCATGTATCTCATAGTCAGGATAATCATAAGCGCCAGCCCTAATATTACGCCTATGACCCCATACAGTATCATCATATTATTTTTCCATTGTGTGCGGATGTTTGCCTATTTTCATCCGCCAGATAAAAATATCATGTTCCACATTGGCGTTAATACGCCTGTAATTGCCAAGGTGCCCGACAAGAAGATGACAGTTGATTCCATACTTTTTATTCTCGCATAATGTGGCCAGGTTATCACTTCTCAACTCCAAGTCGGGAATAAGGTAAAAAGGTACTACATGATGAACTTCTATCTTTTTTGTTGAGCCGCAGACAGAACATCTGGGGTTTTCCTTCAGAAATGCCTTACGCACCTTCCTCCACTTAGAAGAGCGTCTAGCGCCCTTTGGGGCCTTACCAGCAATCCTATCGGTTAATATTCCGACCAAACTTATCATTGAGAATCCATCTTCCTGACCATAAAGCCGCCTATATTCGTATATTCTTCATGTTTCCTTAATTGCATTCCCGAAATTACTACTGGCCACTTCCACTCTTTTATACCGCACGCTTTCCTCAAATCTTCCCTTTCGTCTGGATCAAGGTACATAACGTTCGGATGCTTCCCGTGCCGCTTCGTATATTTAATCTTAAACTCGGCTATCTTGTATAAAATACTCTTTTTAGTCGGAGATAATGCTCTTATCATCTTTCAAACACTTTCACCAAGGTTTCACCAGAAAAACACCAGAATTCAATTCACTCAACTTCATACATAACAACCTCTTGTAACACCAGAAAAAACACCAGTTGTGTATCTTGATTTGTTAGCAATACCTATTAAAATATTTTTTTCCTGTCCTTCGACTTGACGTTACGTATCCTGGCAGAAGCCTTGGCACTTGCCTTCGTCTTTCCGCGCCCTACCGCTTTACCCGTCTCTTTCTTAATAATCACCTTACCGCTGGTTATAAACGTCATTTCAGCCCTCCACTTCGATCGTTTCCGATAAATCCGCATTAATCAAATTTATATCTCCCCCAAAATCCGCAGGCGTAAATTCATTACTCGGCGTACCTTCCGTAAGCAAACCTAACCTCTGATATGCCTCCGCCACAAGCTCAGAACAGAAAAGACTACTCAAATCCTCTTCGTTCTTACCGAAAGGCCCGTCATAAGCCGATTTCAGCAACTCCAATTTACTCCGTTCATACGGCCTACCCTTAACCTCCCGCCTGAACTCCATAAGCGCCATAGTATCCACCGCCTGATATTTATCAAAATAATTGAGCCTGCGTATCCCAACCCTACCATCATAAACCTTCAACCTCTCACTTAAAGGCACTAACTGCACCCCCTGACGCGCTTCACCACTCTGAATATCCTTGATCTTACTCAAAGTAGTCGACTCCCATAAAAGAAGCATATTCCACTCAACAAGCCTTAATACCATCCCAATATGACTCCACTCCGACTTCGTAACCCACTTTATAAGACCACTTATCCTGCCCTTACCTGAAAATAATACTATATCCCCCGTATCCAAAGTATCCCTTATATCCTCATATTTCATCTTTTGCCCCTCATAAGGAAATTAAAAAAATTAGAGCGCGTAGGTACTTGGAGGGGGGGGGGAGCCGCCGATTCCTCCCCGCCCCCCAGGTTTGAAATTCGATTCATAATTCGGACCAGATTTGAAACCAGGCCCGCAGATCCTGCGCCCTGTTTTGTTTTCGGACCATCTGCCATTTAGATCAGCGCGGGGATCCTGGCGGACCCATTGCCCATATAGTTGCGGCCATAGCCTACACGGTCTCATAATAGCGCTTATGTTATGCCAGGGGAGATTTAAAGGAAAGCAGCGCTGGCCCCTATTGATCTTCAACAGGCCCGCCGACAGCTTCGACCAGGCGCGAACCAGGGCCAACCGCGGCCATACGCTCAACAGCCAGGGCCAGGGCAGGGGATATATCAATGGTTTTTATTACGTTAATATCAACCTTGTCACCCCAGGCCGCTCGGTGGATCTTAGACGCGCACCAGGTTAAAAACCTTTGCTGCACGTCGGCCAGCTTAGCGCCCTTGCTATCCGCAGTTAATACCAGGGAACGGGCGAGATCTACCAGGGCCTCCGAATGGGCAGCAGCAGCGCGTTCATATGCCGCGCCGAATTCGGGGAACTTTGAGCGCCAGGCATACACAGTAATCCGCGACGGCATCCCTGCAGCTTTCGTAATATCGGCCAGCGTCCGCCCTGCGCCGTATTCGCTCAAGATCCGATCCGCCAACCGCTTATTATATTTTGATGGCCTTCCCATTTTATCTATATTCCCGCGTACCGTTAAGAAATCCGCGGCCGCTTTTATATCCTCCGCCTAATTCAGCCGCTTTTTTTATATCCGTTTTTTGGATCCCCTGCAGTATTTCAAAGCTTTATATTTAACGTAAGTATTATCCCCGAACCACCGCCCCGCCGCCCGCTATTTACAAGCACGGAACAGCTCCGCACATACCATATATTTCCCGCTTTGTCAAATACTTTATTAATGGGCCAGGGGCCGCACCAGGTGCCCACCAGCGGCACGGAAGACCGCGGGCCATATCTAACCAGGCATAAAAAAAGGCCGCCCGTATCCGAAGACACAAGCAGCCTAATTATCTTTGAACAGCGCGGGCCCCGTCAGCCAGGACCAGGTTTAGCCGCCCCCCTTTCTTCGTATCGCTCCGCAGCACAGCGGACACAATACGCCAGGCCCTGGATGTAAACTTTAGTTTTATCATTTACAACGGAAAGACAATCTGGGCAATGTAACCACACACGCGCGCCCCCCAGCGTAACACTTTCAACCCTGCCCGTTTGAAATTTTAACATAATTAAACCCCCTATTAATAGATTTTAGATCCGCTTTAATGCGATACGCTTGCTATTTAATGCCACAAGATCCGACACGGACCCGTCAGCATATCCCGCAGGGATCCGATCCGCACCGCGCGGCAATACTATGGAATGAACCCGCCGCCGATCAACGGGCCAGCGCCCGCCAACTGATTCAATGACGCGGTAATTGTGCAAAGACCGCAGCGGATCCAGATCCAGACCGCCCGCGCTTTTAGTATACGAATAGAAAAAGACACGGGGCACGGCCTGCGCGATACGGGCCCAGGCCTGCACGTAATCTTGATCAAAATAATCGCCGCTATCATGGACCCTGAGCCGCTTGATAACGCGCCGCGCCTGCAGCTCATATATGCATATGTCAGCGAACCAGGGCGAGCGGGCCAGCTCTAAATTTCGCTTATGAGCGCCGATACAACGCGGGCCCCTGAACT